CTAAGACTAGCAGAGGGAGAAAATGAAGCCCTTTACAGAAAGGTTAAAAGCTACTTTGATACTATGCGTGATTGTATTACTAGTATCACACAAGATATTAGTATCTTACGCAAGGAGTATGAAGATACAAGAGTACATGATAACGGGTAATTGCCCATCTAAAAGTAACTGCTATAAAGTGATTAAGTTAGGCTCTAAATGTTCACTAGGTAAGCAGAAGCACCTTAAAAGCTATGAAAACTCTTTTATGCTTCAGATGCTACAATACAAGTATGAATTAATAGAAACTGAGTTTAAATTTATTATTGATGTTTATTATGATAGCCGCAGACCTGATTTAGATAATGCTTTAAAAGTGGTATTGGACTGTTTACAAAAAGCTGGAGCCATTAAGAATGATAATAAATGCGTTGAGATAGTTGCAAAAAAACATTTAGATAAAGAAAATCCTAGAGTAAAATTCACTATATTACCACAATAACATCAGGAGATAATTTATTCTAAACGAGGTAAAATTAATTTTTTACCTTTTTTTTGTCGAATAGTTTTGTATTAAATATTTATTATATATATTTGATTGTATAAACAATTTAAAACAAACAATTATGCAATTACAACAGGTAAAAACTTATTTAGAAAAAACTCATCAAAATTATATTGATATGGTTAACCAGAATATTCAATATTTTAATTCTGAGCCTAATGATAATAAAGTTATGAAAGATTTTTTCTTACAAAAGGCAAGAGAATATACTAACAAAGCTGATGCGATTTTAAAAATAATTGAATTTATAAACTCTTAAAAACAAACAATCATTATGAAATTTACAGAGATTAAAAAGAGTATGCTTTTGACCAAAGCACTGGTTAATGCTATTGATGAGGTAGATGAAAATTTATCATATAAACATTTAGCTGAGAGCGTAGCATTTATAATGCATGAATATTATTCTAAAGATAATAGGCAAGAATTTTTGAAAACATTAAAAAATTTATTAACATGAAAGAGTTAGATACTTTTGAGAATGCATTTCTAGTATTTGCAAATGCTTTAAGTAATTTTGAAAATCAGTTAAACAAAACTGATTACAAACAACAGGATATTAAGCTCCTGGTTTTTCAAACTAAAAATAAGCTGACAAATTTATATCAAGATATTTCTGATGAACTTGATAGGATTGAACAACTAAAAAACTTTTAACTAGATAATATGATTTACAGCGAAAATGACCTTTACAAAGCCTATATGCTATACAAGCAAGGCTTTAATTTTTATGATGTTACTAACTACTTTAAAAGAAACAATGTAACATTATATGACAAGCAAAAAATAGAATTAATAATTGATGCGGTTCTTTTGCATTACCAGATAACAGAAAAAGAACTAACAGGAAAAAGTAGGCAAAGACATTATGTAAATGCCAGAGGTGCTTACTATTATCTTTGTAGAAATCTGACTAAAAACAGCCTTAAATTTATTGGTAAAAGGGTTAATAGAGACCATGCTACTGTTTTAAATGGTTATAAATTAGTAGTTGATTTATTGGAATTTAATATTGATAATATTAAAGAAGATATTGACCAAGTAACTAGTATTTTCAATGAATATGTAGAAGCTAAAACAAAGGAAAATAACAAACTTATTCAGCAGCTATGCAATGTCAAGATTTAGACTTTTTGAAGCTGGTAATCTTTGTTTATTTCAACTCTTCTTTAAATGAAAATTCTTATTCTAAGTATATTTTTTGTTACTTAGCACATGACTATTTAAAGATAAATCAAACAAACATTTCTAAGTATTTAGGTTGTAATATAAGCAAAGTAAGAGCTTATAAAAGGAAGATTACCAGCTTATTAAAAGCTGATGATAAAGTATTACTTAATGATTTAGAACAAATAAAAAAACTAATCAATAATAATGTCAAATAAAAAGGATAGCTACTGGTTCAGGCATGATAGTTCTGCTGGTAGAGGTTTAAAATTAAGAAAAATAGCATTTTTACATGGTCACTGGGGTAAGGGTATTTATTGGGATGTAGTAGAAATATTAAGAGATGCAGAAAATTATTGTTACTCTTCAGATGAATTTGATTTAAGAATGTTAGCTGATTTAATAGGTTGTAAAGACACAGATAAATTTTTAGAATGGTATAAGGATTGTATTAAATTTAAATTACTTGAAGAGGATAATAAGATGTTTTTTTCTCCAGCTTTAAATAAGGTTATGGATGTTTGGGAAACTAAGAAAGAAAACGGTAAAAAAGGAGGTAGACCTAAGAAAATAAAAACCGAATTAAAACCTAAATTAAACCTAAACGAAACCGAATTAAAAGCTAATCAAAACCATAATAGAACAGAACATAACATAACAATAAAAGAAAATAAAATAAAAGAAATTTTAAAGAGGTTTTCTGAAACTAACTACCAACAGAACGAAATAATTTTTAAAACAAACAAAAATGAATTAATAAATCATCTTAAAAGATTTTTAGAAATTAAAAAAGATTCTGAAGAGTTTAGGAACAAACCTTACGGAAATATTATATCTTGGTTTTGGAATTGGTGTAACTCAACCAGCAAACCAAAAGAAACAAACAACAATAACACAGCAGCCCCCTGGATAGAGGGCAGTAAATAGATGGAAAATTATTACACAAAACCTTTTCACGAGCTTCAGGGCTTAGATGAAATACGATTAGGTAAGATTGAGCAAGGTTTAGGAATAGGAGTAGAAGCTTTTGATAATCATATTAAATGGAAGCAAGGTCAGTTTAACATGGTTAACGGGCATGATAATGTTGGTAAAACAGATGTACTGCTTTGGTACTTTGTTTGCATGAGTAAGCTACATGGTAAAAAACATCTTATCTACTCTTCAGAAAATACAGTTAGAAGTCAGGTATTTAAAATATTTAACTTTTGGACCGGTAGAAGATTAGATAAAGATTATACGATTGATGATAGAGGTTTTCAGCATACCCTAAATGAAATATCTGATTACTTTGAGTTCATACCCAATGATAAAAGATATACTGCTTATGATATTCTGGACATAGCAAGTAAAAAACATCATGATGGGCTTTTAGTTGACCCATTTAACAGCTTAATGACTGAAACCAATAATAAACATCAGGAGGATTATGATATTTGTGCTAACCTTAGAATATTTGCAGAGCAAAACAATACCACAGTTTTTGTAAATGCTCACTTAGTTACTCAAGCTGCTAGGAATAGATACCCAAAAGACCATATTTACGAGGGTCACCTCGCTTCTCCAGAAAAGGCCGATACAGAAGGCGGCCAGAAGTTCGCCAATCGCTCCGATGATTTTTTTACTATTCACAGAATGACGCAGCACCCGGAAAGGTGGAATATTGGAGAGCTGCACGTTAGGAAAGTTAAAGAAACTATAACGGGAGGATGTGTTACTCCTAGAGATAAACCAATAGAGTTACGCTGGGTTAATCATTGTGCTTACATAATCGATAATCAAAACCCATTAGAGCATACTTACGACAAACAGCCTGAACAATTAGAACTGATAAAAACAAAAGAACATCAAAACATGAGTAGAATGAGCTACGGAAATGATGATTTTGATAATAATTTACCATTTTAAACAACAAACTATGTTAAGTGAAAAGCCAGAAATCGATTTATTGCCTATTTACGTAATGTTTAAAGACACGAAAAATATTTTTGGGGGTAATGTATATCTAGAGGTAAAACAAGCCCTAGAAACGGCTGATATTGCGTTAAGAAGATTATTTAAAAGTTTTGAGGATAAAAAAATGACTGATAATCCACTGGCAACATTAACAGAAGCCGCCATATTTTCAGT